CAGCAGCATCCCAGTAGGAAATCAGTGCTGCAATGTTATGAAAAAAACACCGTTCAAAAAATATGAAAAAGAAACCGGCGCATACGGAATTGTGGCAACAATGGCGTGTGAAAGCAGGACGAGAAAAACTGATTGGATGCTCCACGGCTGCAACGCTTTTGATAAAGAGCGACCGCTATCTCAGCCGATTTCATTTTGGACGGAACAGGATGTTTTGCAATATATCAAAGAATACGCTGTTAAATTCTGCTCTGTTTATGGCGAGATCAAAGAGGACAAAAAAGGCAGGTTATATACTTCTGGGTGCAAAAGAACAGGCTGTATTTTCTGTATGTTCGGATGTCACCGGGAAAAAGCACCTAACCGTTTTCAACAACTGAAAGAAACTCACCCAGCGATATATCATTACTGTATGAAACCGATGTCCGAGGGAGGTTTAGGGCTTGACGAGGTTCTCACCTTTATTGGCGTAGACCACTAATGGGAGGTTAAACCTATGGAAAACAAAGATTGGACGGGTAACAGCCGATCAGCACACGCTATTTTGGGTGCAAGGAATTACGCACAAAATGAGCGTGAAACAAACGATTATTACGCCACTGAGCCGAAAGCAGCGCGCCTGCTTATGGAGGTTGAAAAATTTTCCCCTCTGATTTGGGAGTGCGCTTGTGGCGAAGGGCATCTTGCTAAGGAGTTTGAAAACGCAGGGTATCAGGTGTATGCAACAGATTTGATAGATAGAGGCTATGGCATACAACAAGACTTTCTAACTACTGTTGCCCCCCCCGTTGCCGGATTTGATATTATTACGAATCCCCCCTACTCTAAAGCTCAGGCGTTCGTTGAACACGCATTAGATATATCTGCTGACGGCTGCAAAGTAGCAATGTTTCTGAAGATACAGTTTTTAGAGGGCAAAGCCCGTAGAAAACTGTTCAGGAAATACCCACCAAAAACAATATATGTCAGCTCAGCAAGGCTAAAGTGTGCAATGAACGGTGATTTTGAAAGATACGCTAAGTCAAACGCTATTTGCTATGCGTGGTATGTATGGCAAAAAGGCTACACAGGCGATACCGTTATTAAATGGATAAATTAAGGAGGCTGTCAGTATGGCACGATTTGTTATAAACGATTTAGTCTATGACACAAACAAAATGGAGCATTTAGGCAAGGTTGGTAAATGGTACAAATTCACAGGTGTTGTAATGAGAAGTCTTTACGGCGAAAACGCAGGCCGTACATACGATTGTGATTTGTACTGTTCTGCAAAAAAGAGATACCTAATTGTACACGAAGATGACTGTTTCCGAATTGTTGGCGAAGCCATTACCGAGGATGAGGTAAAAGAGCTTGCTAAGCGAAATAATTACACCTTGTACAGTATGCTCTTTGGTGAATTGGAGGAAGCGTAATGTACAGATTCAAAAAAGTTTATATGTGCGATCATTGCGGAAAAGTAGCTTTACCTGCCATTATGCTATCGCCTTCAGAACATTATAAGACTTTGCCGGACGGCTGGAACAAATTAGGTAAAGAGCATTTGTGCGACAAATGCTCTACGGTGTATAAACGCTTCTTAGATGAGGTGTCACTCCCCACACAGCACAAAATAGGCTTTTAGGGGGTTGACCTATGAAAGCACGGACACGCTGGCAGCCTACAGCAAAAGAACGCAAGGCTATGAACGAGGAAATAAACCGGCAGCTCATAGAAGCTGACCGTAAATATACAAATGATTTTGACGCTATGGTGCTGTACACGCTACACACGCACTTAGGCTTTGGCAAAAAGCGATTACGTAAGTTTTGGGAAGCCTTCAAGACTGAACACGATAAGCTGATTGAATATTACCAAATGCCCAGTGAGGGTGCTTGGCTTGCAGACTACAAATTAAAGGAAATCGGCGTTGATGTTGCCGAATGGAATAAGGAGGATAACGAATGAAATGTAGTGATTGTATTCACAATGTTGTTTGTCAACTTATGCCGCCCGGCAGGCCACACTGTGTTCCACGATATTACAACTCTACGAACACAGCAGAAACCTGTAAATTCTTCCTTCAGAACAGAAAAACAACAGAAGATTGTGAAGGTTGTAGGTGGCGTGCCGAACACCGTTATCGGCGTTGTACTTGTTGCTGTAGAAACATTAAAAACTTGAAGGATTGTTACGAAAGAGAGAGGTGCAAGTAATGAGCTATGACGTAAGTTTTAAGGCTAAATTAGAGGGCATAGATCAGTGGGTTTATGTTGGTGCTGAATGGATAAATCATACTTCTAACACTGGCGCTATGATTAAAGAAGTATGCGGCTCTTATCCCTCTAAGTGGGACGGTATGAAATGCTCAGAGCTGTTACCGGCAATAGACAAGGGCGTTAAGCTGCTTCGCAGTCACAGTCAAGAATACAGACAGTTTGAGCCTTCTAACGGCTTGGGTACAGTTGAAAGCACTATTGAATTTCTTGACGCTATCCGCAAGAACTGTGAAGAGTACCCTACTGCCGTACTCGAAGTAAGTTATTGAGGTAGTGGCTATGGCGAATTTCAAAAGAAACGCTGAGGGTTATTCCGATCCAACAGCGTATGAGGGCTTAAAAGATATTATTGCTGAGGAAACAGCCCTTGAGAAAAAAGTTAATTTCCTCATAAAGATTATCAAGTACATAATTGCGGAAAGTGGCTTTGAGCTGCTTAACCGTGTTGAAATAAAAGACACTAAAACCGGGAGGACTTTCAAATGACTAAGGAAGAAATTATGTGCAAATGCACGGAATTAGAGTATAGGTGCAAGCAGTTTGACGAGGAAAACGCATACTTACGCAAAAAACTTGACACCGCCCTTAAACCTCTCAGACGAAACACCTATCAGGCGGCGGTTGATACCTACGGTAAATCCTCTCAGCTCATTATGGCTATGGAAGAAATGTCTGAGCTGATAAAAGAGTTATCTAAGCATTTCAGAGGCGAAAGTAACATATCGCATATTTCTGAAGAAATGGCAGACGTTGAAATTATGCTTGAGCAGTTAAAACTTATCTTTCAAAACAGAGCTGAGGTTGACAGCATAAAGGCAGACAAGCTGTACAGGCTCTCTGAAAGAATACTGCATATAACAACAGAGTAGAGCTACACGGAGGGCGTTATGAAACACGATAGAAAAATAACTATATCGGTTGGTAACAGCCGAAAAGATTTAGTCTGGAAACAGACAACACTTACAGTATCAGAACTGTACGAAAAATTAAAGAATCCCACAAGAGGTACAGAAACGCTTGCCGATTATATGAAAATGAAAAAGGCACAGCAGGACACCTTGAAAGACGTAGGCGGTTTTGTGGGTGGCTCTCTGCTCAGCCCTCGCCGTAAGGCTAACAATATCGCAGGTAGGGATATAATTACCCTTGATTTTGATAATGTTCCCGGCTGGCAGACTGAGGCGGTTGTAGAGAAGGTAGAGGCATTGCGTTGCAGCTATTGTATCTACTCTACCCGTAAGCACACGCCGGGTACGCCTCGATTACGTGTAATTATCCCGTTTGACCGTACTGTTACGCCTGACGAATACGAGCCTTGCGCTCGCCGTATTGCTTTGTCAATCGGTATCAGTATGGCTGACCCTACTACATTTGAAGTGTGCCGTCTTATGTATTGGCCGTCCTGTTGCTCTGACAGCGAATTTGTTTACAAGACAAAGGATGCACCTTTTATCTCGGCTGACTTCCTGCTGAGTACATATAAAGACTGGCACGATTTTATGAGCTGGCCTCAAGTACCTAACGCTACAAGATATGCGAAGCTGGCTATGAAGCAGGGTGATCCCCTCACTAAGTCAGGCGTTGTCGGTGCTTTTTGCCGCACATACGATATATTCACAGCTATGGACGCTTTTCTGCCTAACATATATGAAACGGTTGACAATGACGAAAACCGTTATACATATCTCGGCGGCTCTACAACCGGCGGTGCTGTTGTTTATGACAACGGCAAATTCCTGTTTTCGCACCACGCTACTGATCCGTGCGGCGGTAGGCTTGTAAATGCGTTTGACCTTGTGAGGCTACACAAGTTTGGGGACAAAGATATTGACAGCCCCGACACTACCCCGGCAAATAAATTGCCTTCGTATGTTGAAATGTGTAAGCTGGCTCTTGCTGATAAGGCTACTATTGCGACACTCAACCGTGAACAGCGTGAGCAAGCTGTACAAGACTTTGAGGGCTTACAGACAGATACTAACGCAGAGGACGATAACGGCGAATGGGCTGAGAAATTACAGCGTAATCAGAATGGAGCTATCAAAGGTATTATTGATAATATTCTGATTATCTTTAACGGTGATCCACTGCTTAAAGATAAATTTGCTCTTAACCTGTTCGCTAACCGTGGCGAAATTCTGGGCGCTTTACCGTGGCAGAAAGACGGCAACCGCCGTTTGTGGTCTGACACCGACAGCAACGGGCTGTATTGGTATTTAGAAAAATATTACGGCATTACAAGCAGAGGCAACATTGATTCAGCACTTGATGTACACGCAGCGCAACACGCTTTTAATGAGGTACAGAATTATATTGACAAACTCTCTTGGGACGGTGTACAACGCCTTGACACGCTCTTTATAGACTACCTCGGAGCTAAGGACACTGCCTATAACAGAGCTGTTTGCCGTAAGGCTTTTACGGCTGCCATTGCAAGAGCTAAACAGCCGGGCTGTAAGTATGACACTATGCTTATTCTTGCAGGTCCTCAAGGTATTGGTAAATCAACGCTGCTTGATAAAATGAGCAGAGGTTGGTTTAACGATAGCATAAGGACTTTTGAGGGTAAGGACGCTTCAGAGCTTTTACAGGGTGTGTGGCTTGTAGAGGTTGCAGAACTGCAAGCGTTCCGTAAGTCTGATGTTGACCGAATAAAACAGTTTTTATCTTTGCGTGTTGACAGATACAGAGCCGCTTACGGCAGACACGTGAAAGAGTTACCCCGTTGCTGTGTGTTCTTTGGCACTACAAATGCTATGGACTTCTTGCAGGACGTAACAGGCAACCGCCGTTTCTGGCCTGTTGATGTTGGCGAAAACAAGCCCGAAAAAAGGGTTTGGACGGATTTAACAGATGAGGTGATAGATCAGCTTTGGGCTGAGGCTAAAATGCGTTGGCAGACAGGTGAAGCACTCTATTTGACCGGTGCATTAGAAGCAGAAGCTAAACTGAAACAAGAGGAACACAGAGAGGCTTCTGTTCGTGAGGGGCTTATTCAAGAGTTTGCCGAAAGGCAGATACCTGACGATTGGGCGAAATGGACGATTGACCGCAGGCGTGATTTTTGGGCTGGGCAGTTACACGCACAAGACGGACAGGCGGTACGGCTTGTTGCCCGTGACAGAATATCCGCTATTGAGGTTTGGTGTGAATTGTTCAACGGTAATGTGCGTGATATGAAGCCACTTGACACAAGAGAGATTAACGCTGTTCTTGCAAATATGCAGGGGTGGAGGCGTTCTGAAACGGTGCTTAGATTTGGACCTTACAATGTGCAGAGAGGCTTTGTCCGCAAGGGTTAAATAGGCGTAACAAACAAGTGTTACACACGAAAAAGTGTTACGTTTTTCGGTAACATTGTAACAACGGTGTTACAGTGAGTGTTACGCTTAAAAACTGCATAAATACAAGGTTTATAGCGTTTTGTAACAATGTAACATAAATTTCTAATAGACTATAAAAAATAGAGAGATTAGGTGTATATATAACGCCTAACGCCTCACATACGGGGATATTATAGAAAAAAATCCGAAAAATGTTACAAAAGGAGGTTATACAGTGCTTGAAAAAGATATTGAGAGAAAGCTACACATGGGGGTAAAAGCGCTTTGTAAAAAAGCAAAATGCTTGAAATTTGAAAGCCCCGGTTTCTCAGGTGTACCCGATAGAATTATATTGTTGCCGGGTGCGAATGCGATATTTGTTGAATTAAAAAAGCCCGGTAAAAAAGAGCGTGTGCGTCAGTTGTATGTACAGGAGCTTTTAAGAGATTTGGGCTTTGAGGTTTACGGCTCGGTTGATAGTCTGGAATATGTTGACGCTATACTGAATAGGTGCAAGGAGGTTTTGTGGAGTGAAGGAATTTATACCGCATAGCTATCAGGAATATTGCATTAACAGAATTATTACTGATTCTGCTATCGGTTTATTTCTTGATATGGGCTTAGGCAAAACGGTTATTACTTTGACGGCAATTAAGAAGCTGAAGTATGAATATTGGCGTGTTGCTAAGGTGCTTATTATTGCACCAAAGAAAGTGGCTGAGAGTACGTGGAGCAAAGAAGCGGCAAAGTGGGATCACCTTAACTCGCTTCGCTTCGCCTCCGTGCTTGGCTCTCAGCAGAAACGCATTGACGCATTGAAACAAAACGCTGATGTTTATATGATTAACCGTGAAAATGTGCAGTGGCTTGTAGACTATTACCGCAACAGTTGGCCGTTTGATATGGTTGTCATAGACGAAAGCAGTAGCTTCAAAAATCATCAGGCGAAACGCTTTAAGGCTCTAAAGGCTGTGCGTTCTCGCATTGGTCGTATCGTGGAGCTTACAGGTACGCCTAACCCCCGTAGCCTTATGGACTTATGGGCGCAGGTGTACTTACTCGATAGCGGCAAACGCTTGGGGCGTACAATTACAGCTTATAGGGATGCCTATTTTGTGCCTGATAAGCGAAGCCGAACAACGATATTTTCATACGCACCGAAGGACGGGGCAAGCGATACGATTTACAACGCTATCAGTGATATTTGTATCAGTATGAAAGCAGAGGACTATTTACAGTTACCTGATTTAATTTATGAGGATATACCTGTACAGCTTGATACAGCCGCACAAAAAGCCTATGACCGCTTAGAGCGTGATACTCTGCTTGCTGTTGATGATGAAACGGTTATTACTGCCGGTAGTGCTGCTGTTCTTCGTGGTAAGCTGTTACAGCTCTGCAATGGTGCAGTGTATGACGAAGATAAGAATGTTATACACATACACGATTGCAAGATAGAAGCACTGCTTGAAACGGTAGAGCAGCTTAACGGGCAACACGCTATTATCTGTTATAATTTCAAGCACGATAAGGACAGGCTGGTGCAGGCGTTGAGTGCTACACAGTTGAGGGTGAAGGTGTACGAAGGTCAAGCAGAAGAGGACGAGTGGAACGCCGGAAACACTGATTTACTGCTTATGCAGCCTGCAAGCTGTGGCTACGGCCTTAACTTGCAAGACGGAGGACACCACATAATTTGGTTTGGCTTAACTGACAGCTTAGAACTGTATCAACAAACAAATAAACGCTTGCACAGGCAGGGGCAGCCTTACCCGGTTATTATTCACCATTTGATAGTACAGGGCGGCACAGACGAAGATGTTATTAAATCCTTAGACGGTAAAGCAGATGTACAAGACTGTTTGCTTGAGGCGTTAAAGGTGCGAATACAAAAAGTAAAGGAGCAAACGCATTATGACGGTGAAAGAGTTATCACAGCTTTATTGGCTGAATAGAGAAATTGAATTAGATCAACAGAGGTTAGACAACCTCGATATTGAAATTGCAAAGGACGAAGAACATCTTGCCCGTTTGGAGTTTGAGGCTTCTTCACCGTCAGGGCCTAACTATGACGGTATGCCTAAAAGCCCCCCATACGGTAATAAACTTGAAAATGCTGTTGTGCGAATCGTAGAGCTGCAAGAAATACTAACACGCAAAAAGGCTTTACGTGCTGACTGTGCTATGACTATTCAAGCGAAACAGTTGTTGTGCCTCACTGAGCGTAACAAGTTAGAGCGATATATAAACGACTTGCCGGACAGCTTACTACGCCTGATTTTTACATACCGCTTTATTAACGGCTTAACTTGGTATCAAGTATCAGAGCATATAGGTATGAGGACAACGGAGGACAGCGTTAAAAAGATGTGCTACAGGTATCTTGCACAGCAGAACAAAGACGAAAAATAAGGGGCAATTAAAAGTTTGTCCCCTTTGTCCTTGTATTTTGGCTTATATAAGAGTATCATTGTAGCGTGGATTTTAGGCTTACAGGGGCGGTTTCGGTGTGCCTCCAGCCGTTGCTGTTTTCATAGCTTTTCCACAAGCCCCGACTTACACTACCGGGGCTTTACTTTTGCTATAAAGGCGGGTGAACGCTGTGCAATACCGGCAGGGACGCAATTATGAAAATTTGAATAAAAGCATATTTGACGGTACGGGTATTTACGGCGTTCCTCGCCTTTATCCTGAACAATGCAGAGCTGATAGCTTTATCAGCTTTAACTATGCTAAGACTTGTAAGCAACCCTATGACAAAGGGTTGCATTTCTTTATAGACGATTATCAATTTACTCGTGTTTGGACTAACCCAGACACATACCTTGATTTGCTTCGTCAGTTTAAGTGCGTTTGTACGCCCGACTTTTCAACCTATACGGATTTTCCTAAGGCAGTACAGATATATAATCACTACCGTAAGCACTGGCTCGGTGCTTATTGGCAGAATAACGGTATCACCGTGATACCTACTATTTCATGGAGCGATAAAGCAAGTTTTGAATGGTGCTTTGACGGTGAGCCTGTGGGTGGTGCTGTAGCTGTTTCCTCTGTTGGTACTCAGCTAAACAAGAAAAGTCGCCTTTTGTTTATGGACGGTTATAATGAAATGCTTGCAAGGCTTCAGCCCTCGCTGATTTACTTTTACGGCATTGTGCCGGACGGGTGCAACGGTAGCATTATACGCCTTGCAGCTTATCAAGAGAAATTTCGCAACAAGTGAGGTGGGTATATGGGCGGCAGAGGTGCCTCAAGTGGTATGTCTGACAATGGTAAACCATATGGCTCAGAATACAAGTCTTTACTGACCGTTGGAAATATAAAATTTGTTAAGCATAAAGACGGTAGCGCAACTGCACCCCTTGAAACAATGACAAAAGGTCGTGTGTATGTTACAATCAATGCCGACAATGAGCCAAAATTTATATCTTATTACGATACGCATAACAAGCGAAGCAAAACTATTGACTTAGATAAGCCGCATAATGGTTTAAGTCCTCACGTTCATCACGGGTATGAACACAATGAGAATGATGGCCCCAGAGGTGCAACAGGACTTTCAACAAAAGAGCGTAAAATGGTTGATAATGTTCGCAGATTATGGTATAATAGAAATAGCAAGTAGTAATGTAGGAGGAGCAAGCGGTGTTTGCCGTTGCCCCGGTGCAAATCCGGGCGCTTGTTACAGGGTGCAGAAATGCGCCCTGTTCTCATTTTATAATGTTTTTAACCGTTGGCTGTTTACAGTCAGCGGTATTTTTATGCTCTGAAAAGAGGTGTACTGAATGGAAATCAATAATTTCAAACGGGATTTTAAGCAGCTCGGCGGCGTTTATATCACTGAGATAATCGCCCTGTTTAGAAATCCTCTTGAGCTTTATAACCTCACCACAAATACTGTTATTGCCTCTTTTGGCAGTCTGGACGAAGCACTAAACTATGAGCTGAACGGCAAAACCCTTGAAAAGTATATCGGCTCATGGGAGGCTATTGTTTTCCCGGTGGAGTTTGGCGGCAGAGGTAGCGGCTCAGGTATGGGCTTTTCGGGTAAATGGCCCTCAGCAGGCGGCGGCAAAGGTCCTGATGAAAGCACAAGCGATTTACCGGCACGAATGAATACAAAAGTAGGTGTGAATCGCACATACAACGATATGTTAAAGGCTTTTATTGATGCACACGGAAGCGCCGCCGAAGAACACGGCATTGTAGTTGACGCTTATGGCTTTACTACAAAATACCGACACGGCAACGCTGGCTCTATCTCAGGCTTGACGGGCAACGGCACTGAAATTGCTATACACAATCACCCTAAAGACGGTTGGCCCACATTCTCAAAAGAGGATATTGTTAATACCGCTATGGGTACAAGGCGTGGTATCGTTGCAGTAAGTACCACAGCCGGTAGAAGTGCAGATACCGCAAAATACGCAGGTACATACACTTTTGAAAAGGGTACGCACTTTAACGCTTCGGGGCTTGTTAAGGCTATTAACAATGCTAATTTAAGCGGTAAGGACTACAACGACGCTATAAACAAATGGCTTAAAGCAAATCAGAAAAAGTACGGCTATAAATACAGTTACAGCAAGTAGGGAGGATAAATGCAAAATCCACGATAGGAGGTGTATAACGTGAGTAGACCGCAAGATAAGCATTTAATACCTCTTACAGAGCGTAGCGAAGAAGAGGCTCACGCTATCCGTTCCGCAGGTGGTAAAGCAGTGCAGGAAAAGAAAAGGCAGCAAAGGCTTATGTCTGAGCTGCTTACTCTTTATTCTGACCTCCCTATCAATGACAAGCGAAAGTCAAAAAGGCTTGCTAAGCTGGGAATTGAAGAAGCAGACCTTACGCAGAAAGCTCTGATTGCTGACGCTATTATGAAAGGCGCACAAGCCGGTAACAGCTATCTGATACAGATGTATCTTGATATTATCGGTGAAACAGGGCTTGGTGGACCTGCAAAAGAAAATAACCTACTTGAAGCTATAAACAACAGCACAAAGGAGGACGTAGACACAGATGATTTACCAGAGCTTCAGCAAACGGCAGAATCTGACGCTGACTTGGTGGAATAGACCTAAATTCAAGGACTATGACGGCATTATCTGTGACGGCTCTATCAGATCGGGTAAAACTGTATCAATGACAGACGGCTTTGTGCTTTGGAGTATGAGCAGATTTAACGGTCAGAATTTTGCGATATGCGGAAAAACAATAGAATCACTACGCCGAAATGTAGTAACGCAAATGCCTAAATGGTTAGAGGGTATCTTCACTATAACCGAACGCCGCAGCGAAAACAAACTGATTATAACGGCAGGCAATATCACGAATTACTATTATATGTTCGGCGGCAAAGACGAATCAAGCTACACACTTGTGCAGGGTATCACTCTTGCAGGTGTGCTTTTTGATGAAGTTGCACTTATGCCCCGTTCATTTGTTGAACAAGCTATGGCCCGTTGCAGTGTGGAAGGTTCTAAGTTTTGGTTTAACTGCAACCCTGAAAATCCGGGGCACTGGTTTTATGTGGAATGGATAAAAAAAGCGGCTGAGCGTAATATTCTGTATTTGCATTTTACAATGAATGATAACCTCAGCTTGTCTGAAAAAATTAAGCAGAGATATGAAGCTATGTATACAGGCGTGTTTTATCGCCGTTATATTCTCGGCTTGTGGGTAAAAGCCGAAGGGCTTATTTATCCTATGTTTAACAGGCAGGCACACATTGTAAAGCAAATACCCGAATACAGCCCTCGACACCGTTATTATGTGGCTATTGACTATGGTACAGTAAATCCTTTTGCCGCAGGGCTTTATGATTACAGCCCGTCAGAACAAAAGGCGGTTATGATTAAAGAGCTGTACTACAAAGGCGGTAGCAATAACCGTGTTGACAACGAAGCGTATTATAAAATGCTTACAGAGCTTGTAGGTGATTATCCTATTGAGTATATCACAATTGACCCCTCTGCAAGCTCTATGATTGAAACAATACAAAAATACGGCAAATTTGCCGTTGTAAAGGCAGACAATGACGTACTGAACGGCATACAAGATGTAACTAAATTTCTTAATGCCGGTGTTCTCTATTTTCACCGAAGCTGCAAGAATACTTTTGATGAATTTGAGACGTATTCTTGGGACGAAGATAAATTAGAGGACGCAGTTATTAAAGAGAATGACCACAGTATGGATCAGTTGCGGTATTTCTGCCGCACAGCTCTACGCAATGAGTTGAAATGGATAGTGTAAAAGGCGGTGATAGGATTGAACTTTTTTACACGCCTTATAAGGAGGATAAGAAATATGTTTTTGAATAGCTCCGACATAGGCAAGGAATTTGGCGTTAGTCTTATCACCTCGGACGATATGAATAACGCCCTCAGATTGTGGGATCGTGTATCAACGGGTAAGCCCCCTTGGTTAAATGCTGATGACGATATACAGACAGTGAATATGGCTAAGCACATATCAGATACCCGTGCGAAACTAACAACACTTGATATTGGTATAGCCCTCTCAGGCTCGCCTCGTGCTGAGTACCTGCAAGACATTGTAGATGATATGTTAAAGCGGTTGCCTGACCGCATAGCTGAAGCTGATAGGCTCGGTGGCTTAATGATTAAGTGGAACGGTCAGACTTGGGACTACATCTTGCCGGGTAACTTCGGTATCACAGCGAAAGACGATAACGGCGAAATTGTAGGTGCTATTTTCGCTTCGCATACCACGCAGGGCAAAGCCCACTATACAAGGCTTGAATACCATAGGTTTGAGAACGGTGTTTATATTGTTACAAACAAGGCTTATAAAAATCAGGTTGAGGGCGGCAACACTGTACTTGGTAGGCTCGTACCTCTCAACACAGTACAGGCGTGGGCTGATATGCAAGATGAAGTTAGAATTTCTAACCTTGAAAAACCTCTTTTTGCTTATTATCGTGTACCCGGTGCAAATACGGTTGATCCGTCCTCGCCTCTTGGCTTGTCTGTATTTTCAAATGCTCTGACTGAGCTTAAAGCCGTAGATATTAGTATCAGCAGAAAAAATACAGAGGTTGAGGACAGCAAGCACATTACATTTGTAGGTCAGACTGTTATTAGCAACGCTCAAAACAGAGGTATTGAGCTTCCCCGTTTTGTAATGGGCTTAGGTATGGGCTTGAATGACGGTGAAACAACCTCAGTACACGAACACGTACCTACTATGCTTACAGATCAGCGTATTAAGGATATTAACTTTAACCTCTCTATGGCTGGCGTTAAATGCGGCTTTAGTGAGGGTGTTTTTGTGCTTGACGGGCAAACAGGTATGATTACAGCGACACAGGTTGAAGCAGACGATAGGGACACTATACAAACTATCAAAACTGACCGTGACGCTCTCAGAGATGCACTTGAACAAGCGATATACGGCGCTGACGCTCTTATTACACTCTACGGGCTTGCCCCTCTCGGTGAATACGAACTCAATTTTAATTTTGGCGATATTACATACAGCTATGAAGAGGACAAGGCAGCTTGGCGGCTTTATGCTATGCAGGGCTGGATTCCTAAGTGGCTTTACTTTGTCAAGTTTGAGGGTATGAGCGAAGAAGAGGCTAAGGCTTTTACTGCTGAGGCACAAGCCGCTACTATGGAAGCTGAGCTTTTCAGCGGCGGTGGTATTCCTGCTTCGTCCCCGGCGAAAAAGGACGATAAAAAGCAAGACGATAAGAAAAAAGAGTAAGGAGGTATAGCCTATGCTTACACCTCAAGAGCTTTTAGACATTATTGACACTATGCACCCTGTCATTGATGAGCTTAACGCTTGGGTAACTACGGATATGATTAGCCGTATTATGGCAAGGCTTGGGCGTGGCGAAGGCTTTTTATTAACAGGTACAGATCAGTGGCAGACAGAAGTATACAAAGCCGCAGGCGGTCATTATGAAGCCTTAGAGCGTGAAATAGGACGATTTACGCACAAGTCAGATGCGGAGGTTAAGGCAGTATT